AAGACAATGCATTCTGGCACAACCCTGAAAAGGATATGGCGGAAGCAATCCTTATATTACAAGACGAATCGAATCGGGAAATTACTCAAGTCCTTACTGTTCGAAAACTTAACGAGGAAGGCGACGAGAATTTAGACTTTTTAGAACTTATCAACAGTGTTGGTATTGATAAAATTGACCAGAATACTGAAGAAAGAAAGATTCGCAAGGAGAAGGAGAAGGAAGAACATTCTATTCGTGAAGAGTCAGAAAAAAATGCGAGGGAACTGGAAAGACTCTTTGACTCCAAGATCAAGATGCTTGCCCTAGAAGATATTTCTTCTACAAAAAATAAAGTCCTTAAAAGCAAGTTGCGTCGATCGAAGAATATAGTCGAACTGAATATGTATGCACAACTGATCATTATGGAAAAAAATGGAATTGGATTCGTAACTTATGATACCGAGCAAAAAGACTAAAGGTTATCTTATAGTTGCATCCTCAGATGAAATTTATTATCATTGGGCATGCAACCTCCTTGACGGAATAAAAGACTTCTACCCAGAAGCAAAGATCTGCCTCGTCACAGAACAAAGATTTCTCGATCACAAAGCAGACCAAGCAGATAAAGTTATTATCTGCGAAGACCACTATCGCTCTAAACTCTGGGGCATGGCTAACACCCCATGGGATCAAACTTTCTACATGGATGCTGATATGGAAATACTGCATGAGGACATCGCCAAGGTGTTTGATGAACAAGGCGAATCTGACTTGATGTTCTGTGCACTAGAAGAATCCCACTACCACGTATTCATGGGCGGCAAGTTCCCAGGTGGACAGTTCGCACTTGCTGGGGCAGTCTGCCTGTATCGCAAGAACAAACTTGTTATGGAGTTCATGCAAGACTGGTATGATTTGTATGTCGACCAGCGTGCAGGCAATTGGTGGCCAAAGAATGAATATGGACAACCCGATTATAAACTGTATCCAGAAGACTTGGCCATATGGGACCAATTCACTCTTTGGTGGTTGGTTAATAAAGAACCCAAGTATTCATCTCTTATTATAGAAACGTTTAAAGACACACTAAAGTGGAACCATTGGTCCACCCTTAACAGGGTAGACTTCCCTTTAAAAGATGACACTGTCCTGTTGCATTTATCTGCACGCGCAGCAAAATCGCTTAGTAAGATTGAGATTGATACTATATGATCGACGTGCCTATACTGAATGCTGATTTAAAAACCATACTGGATACATTTATCCCTCTGGTTGAATCTATAGACTTTGATAAAGTCTGTCTAACGGACGACATTGTTGATGATTGGTGCAGTGTTGACTATTTAAATCGAATAAAAAAAAGAGGGCGCACACATGGTGGATATCCAGCAATTCTGAAAGGTACATGTCCAGAATTCAATTCGTTTGACTACAATGACAATGAAGAAAAAACCTCCATTATCTCTAGATTTGATAAAGCGGCCCAAGAAATTGCTTCTTGGTCTGGCGCACGTAACCGAGCATTGTGTGCTGTGTATCCCCCAGGAGGTTTTATTTCATGGCACAATAATGCCAACGCTGCGGGGTATAATGTTCTGTTTACATGGTCTTCAGAGGGTGATGGACAATGGGAACACATAGACCCAATGACCCAAGAACACGTAGTTATCCCAGACAAGAAGGGTTGGCAATGCAAGTTTGGATATTATGGAACATATGATGAAACTGACAAATTATTGTACCATTGTGCTAGAACAAATTGCCTGCGCTTCACGATAGCGTTTGTATTCAACGCCGACGAAAGAGGTGAATCTATGGCACAGATGCTGACCGAGGAAATATCTGAATACTAAATAAGGTTAACAAACCATTCAACGAGAACACTCCCTCCACTGCCTCTGGTACTGTAGGAGGAACGATAAACATAATAGGTGCCTAGTGTATGAGACAAATTACTGTCAAGAAGAAAGACACTCGAAGAATAGTAGTATCTGATAAACAACTACAAAAAGTTGAGATTAAAGAGAAAGAAACAAGATCGATAAAAATAAAATCCTGAACAAGTAGTTTGGATAGAGACTAAATAGAGAAAAGAAACCCAGGACTGAACAAAGATGGCACAGTACGAAGATTTAGAAATAGACCAAGGGTCTGATACCAAGTGGCAAATTAAGATGCTACTGGCAGACGGAACCCCAAGAGACATAACTGGATATACAGTCCGTGGTAATGTCAATAGAAGTTATGATGCAGACAATAGCGAGATGTTAGCGTTCACAACGAGTCTTGTCGCGCCAGCAACAGGTGGTGTCTTAGAGTTCATGTTAACCAATATACAAACAGATGCAATGACGCGCAGGCGTTATGTGTATGATCTGGAAGTAGAATACGTCCACCCCTCTAGTGGAGCAACCATTGTAGAAAGAATACTTGAAGGCAACCTTGTTGTTTCCCGAAGTGTTAGCAAATTTGATTAAGGAGAAATAGAATGGCGGTAACATTATCAGAAACAGCGCGAAACGGTATTGCGGACTATGTCTGTGGGAGGATTAATGATGGAGGCACCGGTTCTGTCCGATTCTTTACCTCAGGAAATTCTTTGGTTGCAAAATTAAATTTTTCTGACATCGCGTTTCAACCAGCAGTAGGAGGAACCGCTGTAAATAACCCCATTTCCCCCGATGCGTTTACACTTGGCGGGGTGATCGACACATTCAAAGTATTCTCTGGCGGCGGAATAGAGATATTTGGAGGTACATGTAGCGCAATATCTGGCGGTGGCGACATTGAGTTATTTACTCTTACGATCACACCAAACGATGTTGTCGATCTCAGTCGACTTACTTTCTCAGCACCATCATAAAAACCCTTGATAGATTTTCGCGGCAAAAAGTGGGATAATTTCGGCAAGGAGTTTATGTCACGGAATTCAAGTTTGTCCCACTGGGAATGCGATAAATACTTCGTCGGAACCGCATATGACCAAATATTCTTTATGGTTCTTTTCAAATACAAACCGAACGATTTAGTCGAGACTAGTGTCAAGACTAGTGTCATTGCAGACTGGGACGCAGTACGACTTTGTGGGTTTGATTATAAGCAGAAAATTAAACTAAGAGACATTGCAATTTACGCAGCTGGAAATTATTTCTTTGAAACCCTCGGACATAACCATGGATATGGGTTCATAAAGAAAACAGACAAGAAGGTCATAAAGTTGATTGATCGTATCAATGAAGCACCTATGGAAGAAAGTGGTCTCAGTAGTCCATCAGGCGTGCCATTAATGCGATGGGACTTTTACAAAGAGGATTTTAGGAGGGGTGTGCTCTTAGATCGCGCAAAGAAGGCAATATATAACTTTTGATATGAAATTTTTTATATGTAATGATAGATCCAAATTCACTAAACTGCAACCTGAGAATTATGGTGGGTGGTTTTTTATACGCGAACCCGACGTTGAAATTTGGGAAGGCGAAGACTGTATTGTTCTATATTGCGGTTACCTGATTGAAGGAGACATACAAGAAGTTTGTAAGGAATTTAGTTTTAAAGAAGCGAACGGAAACTTCTTTGCAGTTAAACTGACAAAGGATAATTATGAGATATCAGTAGACTATTTTCAGAACCATAAACTATTTGTATCCACCAAATACGGGACAGAAATAAGCAACCACATCCCTTATATGACGATCGAAGACATAGACCACACTAGGATATGGGTTGAATCGGATGATTATGGTCGTGAGTATTCTGATGCTGCCCGCACAACCTACTATGATCACATCTCAATATTCAACCCCCAATATAATTACATACAAGATGCCAAAGATTCTCATGCTCAAGAAGTCTGGCAAGACCTTGATGAACTCACCGAATACATACACCAATGTATGCAGCACCACTCAGAAGTAATCAAAGAAAAGTATCCGTTACGATACTGTTCTCTCAGTGAAGGAATAGACTCTGCCTTGCAATCAGTTTTCTTCCCTGAAGACCTCCAACTTCTCTATACTGTAGACACAGCAGATTCAGAGCAACATTATGATTTGATCAAACTTGCACAAAACAACTTTCCTAACACAAACAGATACACATACAAATCAAGACGGAACCGTAAAGATTGCTTAACCCATCTGATAGATTCTTCCTGTCGCTGGACGTCGATAATCCCTACATTCAGACATCTTAACATGCAAAAAATTAAACCTGATATTTTTATGTATGGGGTTAATGGTAATGAAATGTTTGTTAGAGATTTGATACCGCACGTGCTCGTATTATTTTTAAAATACTATAGTAGTGATACGTCTTCAATGATAGATAAGATTAAATCTGACATTTATGATAAAGGTGATATGTATGGTTCCGCATACACTAACTCTGTCGACTACGATTTTGAAGGAACTGTCGATACATGTATAGAAATGTACAGAGGTTTGTCATACGAGGAAATCGAAGATATTTTGATGATACTCTCTACACCCAAATTATACACGCGCACTATATCCAGTAACAACAACGTCCTTTCTGCATCATTATATAATGACAGGAGAATATTTCACGAGGTTATGAAAGGTAGAAATGACTGGTTAGAAACCAATGCAATGGATGCACCGATCATGCGCGCAATACTGGATAAATATGACTACAACTTTGTCACCCCAAGGAATTGCACTCTTAGTGCTGACTATGAACAACTGAATTACACCGCACATGAGGCAACTGTAGAACGAGACATTAGACAAAATATATAACTGCGTGCTTTCTGGATGTATAAATAGAACTAAACACTGAAGGACGAGAAGAATGGCAGTTATAGCAACGAGACAAGGTCTTATCGATTATTCTCTTAGGAGATTGGGAGAACCTGTTATCGAAATTAACGTCGACGAAGATCAAATAGAAGATAAAGTCGATGATGCATTGCAGGTGTATCAAGAGTTTCACGATGATGCCACTATTCGTCTATACTATGAGCACGTGATGACCTCTGCTGATATAACGAATAAGTATATCACCATACCAAGCAGCATCTTGTATGTAACCAAAATGTTTCCTGTTAACACCTCCATGGTACAGAGTTCGAACTTCTTTTCATTCCAGTACCAGTTTGCGATGAGCGACATGCAAAATATGACAGGTGCTGGTGGACTGGGTGGAGGTATGGCATACCTAGAACAAGTTCAGCAGTTTATGTCTCTCATTGATATGAAAATAAATGGACTCCCTCTGATAAATTTCTCTCGGCGGTCCAACCGTGTCTACCTCCACAGTGATATTTCCGACGGACAGATAAAAGAAGGCGGACATATCGCATTAGAAGTTTACCAGATTGTAGACCCAGCAGTGAACGGTTCTATATGGAATGATATGTTTATGAAGGACTACACAACTTCCTTGATCAAAGAGCAGTGGGGTCAGAACATGAGCAAGTTTGAGGGTATGCAACTTCCAGGAGGTATCACTATCTCTGGCAGACAGATTCTTGAAGAAGCAAAGGGTGAGATAACTGAACTGCGCGAGCGCATGCGACTGGAACAAGAACTCCCACCCGAGTTTTTTGTAGGTTAAATAATGGCAACTTCTAGACATTTTAGGCACAACGTTCGGTCAGAACAGAACCTGTATGAAGACCTCATTGTAGAGTCTCTCAAGTTTTATGGCACCGACATCTACTATCTTCCACGAGAAGTAGTGTCCCGTGATATGGTATTCAATGATGAAATCCTATCACGCTTTGCCAATGCATATAGCATTGAGGTATACCTCGAAAACCTTGAGGGGTTTGACGGAGACGGAGATCTGTTTTCGAAGTTTGGTGTGGAGATTCGAGACGCAGCAACCCTATTGATGTCTCGTCGAAGATGGAACAACGAGATACGAAAGTATCAAGAAACTCCAGAAGAGAAATACTATCGTCCAAGAGAAGGTGATTTGATTCATGTTCCTTTGAGTGGTTCGACTTTCGAGATAATGAAAGTTGAAGATGAAAACCCATTCTACCAACTCGGAAAATTACCTGTATTCAAGATGCGTTGCGAGTTGTTTGAATTTACTAATTCTGATTTTGAGACAGGCGTACCAGAGATCGACGACATAGAAGATTTCACAGCGTACCAGTGGCAGTTGACAATGAACCCTCCTTCTGTTGCATATATTAAAGGCGAGACTGTCACACAAACCCACAGCACTCACATAATAACTGGTGAGGTTGTGAACTGGCAACCCTCTGATAACATACTTCGCCTCGCCCACGTTGGCAACAACAAGGGAGACTACAGAGAATTCACAAACTCTATTGCCGTCGTTGGCACAGAGTCGGGTGCTAGTGCCACCCCAACTCTGGTTGAAGAGTTGCAGGAGATACAACCAGCAAGTCCTGGAGGCGCGAGTGGTAACGTTGACTCATTCAGCGTATCTGCGTTTGAATTCCTCGACTTCAGCGAGACTAATCCCTTCGGAGGAATCGTATAATGTTCGGCAAGCACTTTTATAATGAGCGTGTACGAAAGTCTGTTGCTGTATTTGGCGCAATGTTTGACAACATATACATTATTCGTAAACACGGAAGCACAACATACGATCAGATGAAAGTGCCTTTGGCTTATGCTCCCCAACGTAAGTTTCTCGAGCGGATTGCTGAGATGAACAACGGGGAAGATAACGAAAGGCAACTTGCTATCAAACTACCACGTATGTCATTTGAGATAGTGAACATGCAATATGATGCACAGCGTCAGTTACCGAAGATGAATAGTGTTTCCAGACCTGGAATGACACCAGGAACTAGACAAAAGTTTCACACCCCAACTCCATACATTATTTCTTTTGAGTTGAGCGTGTATGCCAAGCAACATGATGACGCACTACAAGTTGTCGAGCAGATACTACCATACTTTGCTCCACAATATACTCTTTCTGTTAAACCTGTCTCTGACATTGACATAGTTGAAGATGTTCCTGTCATTTTACAGTCTGTCGCATTCACAGACGACTTTGAAGGCGTTGTTGAGGCAAGGAGAACCATCGTATATACATTACAGTTTGAT